CTGGGGGGGAAACTACACCTTCCTTAGCCTTTACAAGTGATTCAAATACTGGACTTTATGGCATAAATGTTGATACATTAGGTATTGTAGCAGGTGGAACACAAAAAATATCTATAGGTACTACTACTACTGCTTTTTCTGATAATAAAGTATCAATATCTGCGGCTGATGGTGATGGTGCTGCACTATCAGTAACTAACACTTATTCAGGAACTACTTCAGCTGATAGTTATGCTATAAAAGCTGTAGGAAATGCTGTAATAGGAATCCCAGGTGGGCAAAATCAAGCCTATGCAGGGCACTTTACCGCAGGTAATACAAATACAGCTAACCCTGACACAATAGCATTATTTGCTCAAGGTCATGAAGATGGTGCTCCAAATTCATACGCTGCTATATTCTCAGGCTCAGCAGGCGGTATTGTTGGTATTAATACTATGGAACCAACAGTTGAATTAGATATTGTAGGAACTTTAGCAGCTACTAAAACTAAATTAGCAAAAACTACTACAGATGTTGCTAACCATAATGGTGAAGTAGTATTCTTTGGAGGCACTACTAGTATGGATAATGGTAAAATTTACTATTATAACGGAAGTGGAGGATGGACATTAGCTAATGCAGATGCACTCGCAGATTCAAAAGGATTATTAGCAGTAGCATTAGGAGCGGCCTCTGATACTAACGGTATGTTAATTAAAGGTATGGTAACATTAGATCATGATCCAGGTGCTGTTGCAGATGTTTTATATTTAAGTACCACTGATGGGCAAGCATCATCTACGGCTCCTTCGGGCAATAACCACGTAGTTAGAATTTTGGGGTACTGTTTAGATGCTTCTGACGGACAAATTTATTTTAACCCAAGTAACGACTTTATAGTAATAACAGCATAATGAGTGAACAATTAGACAATTTAATGAGAAGCCAAAGTTTATTGGCTGAACAAGTTTTTGAACTTGAAATGCAAGAAGATGAACAACGTTATTTATCTTCATCTATTTATGTATATAGTCAACTAAAAAAACATAGCGACACGGTTAGAACTATCCCGTATGATAGTAGTAGTGGCATGAATTATGCTTTATATGATTACTTAACTAATACTACTTTAGATTTATCATATACTGCTGAATATCATTATACTCCTGATTATAGGAACGGTGAATTATTTAGATACATAAGATCATCAACAGAATCTACAGGTAGTGCTTCTACACAACCACCTAATATAACAACAATTAATATAATATAAAATGGCAACTTATTACGTTTCAGCCCAAAATGGCAATGATAGTAATGCTGGTACTTCTGTGGGTGCTGCTAAAGCATCTTTTTCAGCAGGTACAGCTTTATTATCGAGTGCAGGAGATAAATTATATATTGGGCCTGGTTATTATCCTGAAAGTTCTACAGTTTATATGGTTGGAGATGGTTCTTTAACTAATCCTATCCAAATTATTGGAGACACAGAAGCTGAATTTTTAACTAGTGATAATCCAGGAGAAATAGTATTAGCTTGTAGAGATAGTAATGGTGTAGGTACTAACACATATGTAATGAGTTTTAGTACTGATGACCATTTTTATCTTAAAAACCTTACTCTTATAACTGGAAAAGGCACAGGTACTAGATGTGTTAATGCGTCAAATAGTGAAGGAATATTTTTGGAAAATTGCCATTTTACAGGAGGAATGTATGGTATCTATGGTGACAATGACCATGATGTTACATGTTATAATTGTAGTTTTGTAGGAAACCGAATAGGTGCTACTAGAATAAATGGTGTTCATTGTATTTCTTTATGTGGTTATATAGGGTTTTATCAATGTTTCGGTTATGGGTGTATGTCAATAGGTGGTTTTTATGGATTTAATCAAAATTATAATGACTCGTACGGTTATGCAGGAAGTGATTATGGAGCCTTATATAATTGTTTTGCTATAGGTTCTTATACTGGAATAAAAGATAGTGCCGGTATGAATAATATGGTTTATGGAATAGGTAATGAAGGAATTGAATATGGTAATCACTATATGATAGGAGGACTAGCTATGGCATCCTATAGAGCATATGGTGATGGTGAATTAGGTAATGGTACTGGAGTTTTTCCTGGTGTAAATGCAGACGCTGCTACTTCTACAATGATGGCAATGCAAGATTATGGAAGTTCAGCAAATTATAGTCCTGATGATGCAGGTTTTACTGTTACTGAAGTTCCTGGGGTTACTTATTTAGGATATTCGGGTATGAGCAAAGATTTAGCCCAAATATTGAGGCCTAGAATGCCTTTAGGTAGTGGTTTTCAACTCCTCCCTACAGGCAGTACAGGTGAAGACTGGTTTTCTACAAAAATTACAGGATCAGGGACAACGAATTTTAACAACTTAAAAGTAGCTTCATTCGAAGCTTTTATTTCGGGAGCAGGATTAAGATTTGAAGCAAATGCTTTAAAAGATACTTATATCCCACCAGCCGAAAGAGATATAATTGGTACCCCTATGAGAAATTTATCTCAAACCCCTGGTTATACCGATTATGATAGAACCCAAGGTGGATTTCCAGGCCCCTATTATCCCAATGAACATGAATTAGAATTTGGAGCTAGCTTTATTTCAAGTAGTGACCATGCTATTAAACTTACTGACTATGGGTCATTTAATATAGGATCTTATGCTCACAGAAGCATTACGGCTTCTGTTGGAGTAAAATATAATGCGGGTACTGCACCCGAAATTAGAATAGTTAACATAGATACTGGTCACCCCCTAGTAACCCAAGCGGCATCAGGCACAGGTGATCAAACAAGTGCTTACCAACATCTATCAGTACAAACAACAGCTTCAGGACACGTAGATATAGTATTAGCTAATCCACACCTCCCACAAGGAACTGAACCCCACGTAGGATCAGGAGCTACAGTATACTTTACTGATCTAAAAATTAACGAAGGATAATGAAACTAATACAAGGTAGAATACCGTTTATTCAAACACCTGAACAATCTAAACTTGTTCAAGGTAGGGTACCCTTTGTTCGTTCACCTCAACCACGGAAACAGGCCGCAGCCGCAGCCGCTCCTGCAGCAGATGGGCCTGATAATTTAGCTTCTTTTGGTGGAATAGCTAAAGCCAGTATAGCATCAATAAATGGTGTTGCTCTTGCAAGTATTTCGTCAATAAATGGGGTTTCTTAAAATTATTACATACGTATATGTAAACATATAAAATTAAAAGTTATGGCTATTAAAGAATCTAACACTATTAAACTTACAACCGAAGAAATAACTAAGCTTAATGAGCTTCGTGTTAAAACAAGTGAACTTACTTTCCAAAGAGGACAATTAGGAATTGCAGAAGATAATATTAAGAGACAACTCAATCAGTTAGCAGAACAATTTAATGAAATGTACCAAGAAGAAAGTAAAATTTCTTCAACTTTCTTTGAAAAATATGGTAAGGGTTCAATTGATCTAGAAAAAGGAACTATTACTACTGAGGAATAATTTTCTATAGGGTTTGGTATTTTTTAGATATTTATTATCGGCTTCCACTTTGTCTATGTTTTGACAAAAGAATCCATATTTATATACAACACAAATAACTAAAAGATAATGGCCGAACAAATAGTATCACCAGGGGTATTTCAAAGAGAAACCGACCAGTCATTTATAACACCTGCTCCAGTGGAAGTAGGTGCCGCAATCGTAGGACCAACAGTTAAGGGACCTATTGAATTTCCTACTGTAGTAACTTCATTTGCTGACTATAAAAATAAATTTGGAACAACTTTTATATCTGGGTCTTCTAATTTAGAATTTTTTACTTCTATAGCAGCCCAAAAATATTTTGCTAATGGGGGTAACAGCTTATTAGTTACTCGAGTAGTTTCAGGTTCAGGAGATTCTTGGGATTCCGCAACTAGTAGTGACATAAGTGCTAATCAAGGGGCATCTTCTGGTTTCGCAAAGGGTAAAATAACATTAGTAAATGAATTTACCTCAGAAACAGAATTTCAAATAACAGTAGGTAGTACTGAATTTAGGTTTATTGCAGGAGACAATACAGGTGGATTACCCGCAGATAATAACCCCGTATTTTACTTTGCTAGTGGTTCTAGTTTATCAAATACAGTTACTAATTTAGTAGCTAAAATTGATGGAGCTTCCATAGGAGTAGATTCTACTGCTAATAGCGCTGAAATCCAACTTACAGCATCAATTGCAGGTACTGCAGGTAATTTAATTACAGTTGACACTGGATCAGGATCAACCTTTTCTGATGTATTAACTCTTGCCGGGGGTACTGATGGTACTGGTACAAAAGCATTTACCCTAAAAACAATAGGTGAAGGAACTATTCTTAATAACTCTATATCAACTACAGATGATGGTACCCAGTATAGTGACGGATCACTAGTTTCTGGTTCTAAAGATAATTTAAGATATGAAGTTACGGGTGTTAACACCGCTAATGGTACTTTTAATCTTTCTATTAGAAGAGGGGACGATAATACAAATAATAAAATAATATTAGAAACGTTTGTTGGGTGTAGTTTAGATCCTAAATCAGATAATTATATAGCTAAAATAGTAGGAGACCAATACCCTAGCCCAGTTACAGAAGAAGGACAAACCTTTATTAGAATTAACGGAGAATACCAAAATAGATCTAAATTTATATATGTTTCTTCAGTAGAATTACCTACTCCTGATTATTTAAGAATAGATGGTGAAATAGGAACAGATTCAAATAATGTCAGTTATGAAAGTAGTTTACCTTCAGCCCAAAGTGGATCATTCCATAGTGCTACAGGTACTAATATCCCCACATACTCTGATGGGTTAAAAACTTTTGATGGAATTACAGGTACTAATTCACAAGGACTTGTAGGAACTGATTACACAACTGCTCTTAATATTCTTAAAAACACAGATGAATATAGATTTGCTACTATTACAATCCCCGGAATGTATAATGAGGGAGCCTCTCAGGCAACTGCAGTAGCATCTGCTATAGAATTATGTGAAGGAAGAGGAGATGCATTTTTAATAGCAGACCTTGTAAAATATGGTGCTACTTTATCCACAGTAACAACGGAAGCAGCCGAATTAAATACTAATTTTGCTGGTAGCTACTGGCCTTGGGTGTCAGTACCATCAACTGAATTAGGTAGAAATGTATGGTGTCCTGTTTCAACAGTAATGCAAGGAGTATATGCCGCTAATGATAGAGTAGCTGCCCCATGGTTTGCACCTGCTGGTTTAAATAGAGGTGGGTTACCTATAGTTAGAACTGAGTATAAGTTAACACAAGCATTAAGAGATAAACTTTATGATAATAAAGTAAATCCAATTGCAACCTTCCCAAGAGTAGGTCCAGTTGCTTATGGTCAGAAAACACTCCAGAAAAAAGCAAGCGCATTAGATCGTATTAACGTAAGAAGATTATTAATCTCTTTAAAGAACTTTATTGGAGACACTTCTAAGAATTTAGTATTTGAACAAAATACAACAATTACTAGAAATAAATTTTTAAATGCTGTTAATCCATTCTTAGAATCAGTTCAACAAAGACAAGGATTATTTGCCTTTAGAGTAGTAATGGATGAATCAAACAATACAGCCGAAGCTATTGATAGAAACCAATTAGTAGGCCAGATATTTATCCAACCTACTAAAACTGCCGAATTCATAATCCTAGATTACACAATTCAGCCAACAGGAGCAACATTTAACGACTAAAAACTTAGGTTTAACATATTTATAACAAAACAACAAGACAATGGCAATATTAAGTTCAGCAGATATGTTCTATACAGCTTACGAACCCAAGCTGCAAAATAGATTTATATTTTATATAGATGGTATTCCTGCTTATCTCATTAAGTCCGCAGATAAGCCTAAATACACAGCAGAAGAAGTGGTTCTTGACCACATTAACGTGAAAAGAAAAGTTAAAGGTAAATCCGATTGGAGTACCATTAGCTGTACATTATACGATCCAGTAACCCCATCAGGTGCACAAGCAGTAATGGAATGGGTCCGTTTACACCACGAATCCGTAACAGGTAGAGATGGTTACTCTGACTTCTACAAAAAAGATGTTAGATTTAATACATTAGGCCCTGTTGGTGACGTTGTTGAAGAATGGATTTGTAAAGGTGCTTATGTTACTAATGCTGAATTTGGATCAGGTGACTGGACTTCATCTACCCCAATGGAAATTAGCTTAACCATTGCCATGGATTATGCAATCTTAAACTACTAAGATTCTTAAC